GCGAGTGCGTCGCGTTCCTTCGCCTCGGCCGATAGGTAAAGCTCCTCCGTCGCCTTTTGGATTGCAGCAGCGTAGTCATACCCGAAGCGTCGCAGCGCGCCGGTTGTGTCCATCAAGCCATCCGTGAGTTCGGCGGTATGCTTGAACGTGTCCACAAGTTTTACATCGAACTCCTTGACTTCTTTTGCAGCCTTGTCCGCGGCGGTTTCGCTCTGAGCCAGGACCCGACCCAATCCGTCCAGGTTCCTATTCACATTGACGATCGTGGGCGAGGACAGGGCTACATCCCCCATTGCAGCATTAAACCGATCCCCGAAGTCCGACATCTGGGCTTTTACTTTGGCGACCGTGTCCCCAGCAACGGCCATCATCGCACTGAACTGGCCCATCTTAAACAAGGCGATCGCGTTCCCCAGTCCGGAAAAGACCGTCAGGAGAGCAATGAAAGCCGTGACAGTAAAGTCCGCGGCAAGGGCTATCCCTTTCAGCATGTTGAGCAGGAATTGCAGGGACGTAGGAAGTTGCCCGCTGACCTGGAGGGTCTTCGCCCACTGTTCAACCAGGGTAGTGAAGTACGGCAAAACTTGTTGGGCGACAATACTGGCCAAACCCCTCTGGGCTATTTCCAATCGCTTCGTCTGTTCTTCAAGAGCTCCCGCATACGGGGCCGCTTTCGACATCGACTCCCCGTAGGCGTCTGTCGAAGTTTTCATTTCCGCGGATTGCCGTGCGAGGGTATTGAAGACCGGGATCAGGTCCCCTCCAGCTTTCCCCATGAGGTATTGCGAAGCGGCAGTCTTTATGGTGCCGTCCTCCAGTCCCCCCATCGCGATAGCAACTTCACGATATAGGACTTCGGCATTTTTCATTTTGCCGTTGGAGTCCTCGACAGAGACACCGAGCTCCTTCAAGACTTTCGCCGACTGCCCTCCCTTGTTGACGAACGCATCCAGGGCGACCTTCGAGAACTTCGCAAACCCCGTAGCGAGGGCCTCAACGTTTACTCCGGACATCTCCGCGGCCACGCTCATTGAACCGAGCGTGGCGACAGACAACCCAGTTTTCTGGGACAACTCGTCAAGCCGGTCGGCCAGCTTCTGGGTTTCGTTCACGAACGCCGCGATCTTGTCGACGGCGAAGGCAGCGACGAGGCTCGCCGCCATACTCTTGAACGACGACGCGAGCCCGGTGGACAACTTGTTGAATTTTTGCTCGAGGGCGTCAGCGGTTTTCTGGGCCTGGTGCTCGGCCTTCGTCATGCCCGAGATCCAGTCAGCCGTCTGAAGCAACAGGTCAACTGAAAGAGTGCCGAGTCCGCCGGATGCCATCGCTTACTCCCTTTGCAGTTTCACGCGCTTGACGCGCATGCTGCCAAGATTCCCTTCGAACACTTGCCGCATTCCTGCGACCCTTTGGGCGTGCGTTATTGCTTTCTCATCTGCTTCGCGCTGCGCCGCAACGACGGGCATGTAGTCCATCGGCTTCGCGTTCTTCCTGCCGCCCATCGTCCGCGCGATCAACGATGAAACGATCCCGGCCCTCAGATCTGCACGCACATCGCCGAAAGGTTCTTCGGCGTAGAACTTGACCCAAGATCTGTATTCAGTGATGGTCATCTCCGAAACTTCTGCTAGAGTCTTGCCCAGTGCTAGTGCAAGCCGATGCCGGAATCGTTCGTCAGGCGTCAGCCGTTTTTTGCTTCACCGTCCTTCGGTTCCTCCATGTTGTTGATCTTGTTCCCGGCCCGGAGCAACTCGGCCGCGAGGGAAACAGGAACCGCCATCAGCACATCCCGGTCCGCGGGTTTGGACAGGTCGAACACCGTGGCCCCGGACTCGTCGCCGAGGAACCTGGCAAGCAACCTGACGGTCGTGGGGATCTGCACTTCGCCGGACTTCGGAGTCTTCTTCCCGTCCGTCTGGATCTGGTCCAGTTCGCCGAGCGTGAGGCGGCGAAGGTAAACCGTCCCGAACTCCGCCGTTTCGTGAGCGACGGGTTGCGAGTTGAACTGAAGTAGTCTTGCACGAATATCTTGGGTCATGGTGGTGGTTTCCTTTTGTTGCACGGTTCTAGTTGTGAAACGAAGGCGCGCCGTGCAACGCGCCTTCGTCCCTTGTTGCTATTACGGTGCTGCCGTGATTTCGATCAGCGAAGGTTCGCCAGTCACGCGCAGGGTGACCGACCCGGCGATCGCCTGGTCGACGCCACCGCTGATCGTGAACTGCCGCACGAACGCGTCGAAGATGTACGCGAACTGCGCGCCGTCCTCGCCTGGCGGGAGCGTGAGGGAGAACGCCCGCTTCTCCATCGACGCCTTGGCCGCGTTGACCGCCACCTGGAACGGATCGTTCGGGACCAGGTTGACATCGAAGCTGAACGACCCGAAGTCCTGGAGCCCCGGGATGTACTCGCGGGCCGTGCTGCACAGCGTGGTCACATCGACTTCCGCCGCTTGCCCGTCGAAGCCGTTGAACGACTTCACCTCGCAACCGGTGACGAAGTTCGCCGCGGTTGCCGCCCCGGTCGTGCCTGCGGCGGCGAAACCGGAGCCGTCGATGTTGACCTCGAACGACGTGCCCGCCGTGACCTTCGTCACGATGCCGCTCATGCCTTCGATCTCGGGCATGCCGGTGACGGCGCCGAAACGGATGACATCGCCGACCGCAACAGTGTCGGTCGAGGAAACGACGATCGGGTTTGCCTTCGTGATCGCCGTGATGGTGATTGCGCTGCCGGTGCCGTCGTCGATGGCGAGGATCGACCCCTGCGCGTTGATTGCCTTCGTCTTGAACATACTGCCTCCTTTGGGTGAATGGAAAAACAACTACGCCAGGGTGTTACGTCCTGCCTTCTTGCTCTGCAACTGAATACTGCAGCAGTTTGCGGAATAGGCGCAAATCCGCTTCGTAATCATCTTGCTCGAAAGACAACAGATTTTCCAGTGGGAGCCCGAGCATAACCCTCACAACCTCTTCCCGCAAAGACGACATCACGGAATGTTCGCGGGCAAAAATATCGATCTGGACATTCGACCGGACCAACCCCGAGTTCCCGCATAGCGAGTTCTCCGGGATCGCGTAGTTCGTCGTGTAGCGGATCGCCGGGTAGACGCAGTCCTGCGGCAGCACGATCGGATACACGCGCATGTTCGGAACCAAGTCGCGAAGGGCCGTGAAGAGAACTGTGTCGAGTCGGCGCATCTATTTCAATCCTGCCATTGCCCGGACGTTGTCGGGGTATTTTTGCAAAGCCGTTTTGGCCGATCTTAACACTGCTGCCTGGGCTTGTTTAATGATAGTCTCCGTGGATCGTCCTTGCAATTGCTTGAAGGCTTTGCCGAGGAACGGGCGCGGGGGAATCCTGCCGTCGTTCGTGCCGAACTCCAGGATCCACCAATACCATGGGTCGTTCACATTCCGTCCTGCTTTGCGGGTTTGTCCCTGTTGGCGCTTGGACCCGTGGCGCACTCCGACGGTGTAACCCATCCAGGTAGAATTCTTCTGGATCTTTTTGCGGGCGATGTTCCGGAACAAGGCACCGCTTCGCGGAGTGAAGTTAGCCTCAGCATTTGCTACGGCCAACTTCCACACATCCTTCGCAGCCCCGTAGGTCCCGCGATACATGATCTTCTCAAGCTCCTTGTAGGAACGAATGTACTTCATTCGAAGGACCAGTTGCTCGAGGCCGGTGAGTTTGACTTTAGCGGCCATCGACATCCGCCGAAGTAAACTTCGCAAGCACTTCAACCAATGCATTGTTCTGGTTCGGCATCGTCGCCGTCGCAGCATACACCGTCCCGTCGTCCAACCGGAAGCGCCACCGCGGCTGGGGCTCCCAGGCGGGAATCCGGGGGAGGGTGATCCGCACATCGACCGAATCCTTCAACGCGGCCACCCCTTCCCATTCGCGGCCGGTGAACGGTTCAACGCTGATCCACATCTCCCGCTCCTGCCAGGACATGACTTCCGCGCCGGTGTCCATGTTACGACCGACGACCGGCTTGCCCAGGTAGGCGTGGGTGCGTTGTTCTCCGGCACGGATGCGTTGCTTCATGCGATCAAGTCCTGCTTATGCGACCACAGCATTTCATTAGCCGCGGGGTTCCCCGAGTAAAGGCTACCCACGATCCCAGCCTCGCGGTTTGCGTACATGTCCCCGAGATACAACATCACGGCGGCGACCACATCCGCCGGGATTTCCGGCATAAGCGGGATCGCGCGATACGTTGCGACGGCGCGTTCGGCGCGCGTCACCATTGCATCATCGGGCCACCGCGTCACCGTGATCCCGCCGGGTGTCACGGTGTACGAATCGGCGGGCATCGACTGCGGGTCGCCGTTCGCGTCGATGTATCCGAAACTTGTCACTTCGTCAATGGGCCACAACGGAGCGGGGTAGAACTTGCGCGTGTAGCACTTGCCGTCGGGAATGAAGCGCATCGCAACCGTGCGCTCCGTCCAAGCGCGACCGGTAAACTGTTCAGCGCGTGCGACTGCCGCGTCGAGTAGCGAAGTGATCAGCGCGTCCTCGTGATCATGCAAGACACGAAGATGCGCCTTTGCGCGTTCCAGTGTGAAAACGGAATCGGGGATCATATAACGGTGCCCAAGATTTTGAGGGTGGGATTCGGCGGGTCAGTTGTGGCGTCCCATTGCACGCGCAGTTTCGCGTCGCCGAAAATGTATGCCGCGATTCCTGCCTGCGAAACATTGTCGCCGGTTGCGGTATTGATGATCACGCCGAACGCCGTGAGATTCGGTGAAGCCTCTTGACAGTACGCGTCGCGAGTCGCATTGCCACGCATGCCGCCGGGATTGTTGACCGGGTCATACGGTTGCCCGTTGAATCCGGTTTTCCATTTCAGCTTGATCACATGCTCTGCGCCATCGTGGAAATTTTTCGTTAGCGCCACGCCAGCATCGCCGAGCATGATCGCCGTGCGGTTGCCGCTAAAGTTGTTTTCAACTTCAACATCGTCGAATGTCGCGGGCGGCGTTCCTTCAAGCGCGACGATGCGTTGCTCTAGCGATTGCAACCAATGCACGATGTTGAGGTAGTTCACAATCGCCGACGCCGGGCCTACTTCCTTTTCCAACTTCTCGACGCGGTTCGTCAGCGGGCCGAGGTCTGCCGAGCCGCCAGAACCGCCTACAACGCGCGGAACCATCTGCACCCATGCGTCGGTACTGCCGAGCGTCGTGCGTGCGTCTACGGCCCGCGTCGCAAGCCACAACCCCGAGTCCGCACGGACTACGTCGCCCGCCGAATACGCGGCGTCAAAGTCGTGCCGCCCCCGGAACCGTTTGATCGCGCCTTCCGTTTCAACATTGGAACCGGAAAGGTC